GCAGAATGAAAGCATTCTTTGATCGCCATGAAGTCGATAAGAAGGGTGAAACCTGGGATGAGCAGGGTAAGGGCTGGCAAGCCTGGAACGGGTGGGGTGGTGATGCTGGCTATTCCTGGGCAAAGAAAGTGGTTGGCCAGATGGAGTCAAGAGACAAGAACCTTTCAGAACCAAAAGATCAAACTGAATTTGCTGAAGATGATAAAGAGATTTTGAACCCATGCGGGATGAAGGACGATGGAACTTTTGATGATAAGAATACCTGTTCTTCTGGGTATGGCAGACCAAAAATAAATGGAGGCTATGAGCCTAAGAGACCTGGCGGCAAAATTATTAAAAAGCCAGCCCCTCCAGCCCCCAAGCCACCCGCTCCTCCACCGCCGCCCCCTCCTCCTCCCCAATCCTCAAACACACCAAAGCCACCACCCCCAGTTGTTGGTGTGCTTCCAAGTCAAAGGTCGGGAAGAAACACATCTGTTAAGAAAAAGGAGGCTGTCGAAAGGGTTGAGAATGAACTGCTGAAAATGGGTGTTAAATATGTTGATCTGCCAAATCATAATGACGCCGCATTTCTTATACAAAAAGAGGTGGCCGATCTCCAGAAGGCTGGATATGGAATCCCCAAAAGTCTTGGAAGAGGCAAGTATATGAAGGGCGCCGTTGCCTGGGCAACAGGGGTAAGCAACTATCAAGATGTTGAATTTAATCATAACAAGGGCGGAAGATATAGAGAGATCACAGAATTTTCTGAGACCATCACATTGTCAGTAAAATCTGGTCATTGGGCTTCTCCAAGCGTTGTTGCACATGAGCACGGGCATTCACTCCACGGACAAATAATTGGCAGACAGGGATTCCGAGACTATTGGACATGGAGCAAGCTTCCAAGAGAGCAGAGTGCCAGGATTAGGCCATTAGCGGCCAAGGTAAGCAGATATGCCACAACAGACCCACTTGAATTTGTTGCTGAAACTTTTGCTGGACACGTGGCTGGCAAAAGATATTCTACTGAAATCTATGAGGCATATAAAGAGCTTAAAGGGCCGAAGCTAAAATTCTAGTCATGCTAATAACTGAACAAGATTTTACCCCAGAATCCTACCAGGAGACCAAGGATGCATGGTGGAGAAGGCTCTTTGATAGTGAACCACCCAAAGAAAAAGAACTAGCCAGACCAGGGGCGAAGTCTGCCTCTCAGACACCAGCCCCACCAAAGGAAAGAATCAAGGGTTCTGAGCAGAACAAGCCTGGTTCAGCGGCCACAAAAAGCACTGGTGGCAAGATTGAAATTGGGGAGGGTGCAGAGGAATCAATCAAGAACAAGCTGAAGGAATGGAAAGACAAGAACCCCGGGAAGAAAGCCCCATCCCTTGGAGCCCTAAAGAAGGTGTTCAGAAGGGGTGCTGGAGCCTATTCAACAAGTTTTAGGCCAACCATTGGTGGTGGTAAGCCCAACTCTAGGAATGCCTGGGCATTGGCTAGGGTGAACAAGTTTCTGCTCATGGCAGGTGGTGGCAAGGTGAAAGAATCCTACCGCCAGGCTGACGGCGACCTGCTTTGACATAACCTGGGCTTTTATGCCCCTGCCTTTACCTAGTGGTGATGAGTCCGAACAGGACTTTGTTTCTAGATTTATGGGAGATGAAGAAGCTATAGCAAAATTCCCAGATGAAACCCAGAGAGCGGCTGTAGCATATAGCACCTTTAAGGATGAGGAAGAGATGGAATGTGGGGATGAAGAAATGGAAGCAAATGATTTTGGTGGGGTAAGCATTCTTGAGATTGGTGAGGCCAAGGGGCATGACCTGTTTGTAGATAAACTCAGCCTTGAGAAGGCAATGGACATCATGAAACAGGCTCCCAATGGAGTTAAGGTTAAGATGAACCACGGCTCTGGATTGGATGCAGTCGTCGGCTTTGCAAGGAATGCCAGGATTGAGGGCAACAAGCTTATTGCAGACCTAAAGCTTTTGAAGAACAGCCAGCACTATGGATTGATTAAAGAGATGGCAGATGAGGCTCCAGACCAGTTTGGAATCTCCCTGGCATTTGTGAATGAGAGTGAATCAATCAATGGCAAGGACTACATCAGACCCCAAAGCATTGCCTCTGCTGACCTAGTATCTAGCCCAGCGGCAACAAATGGATTGTTTGAAGAGGTTGTGAAATTTATGCAAAAATTTGGCTATATGGCCGGAGGAAAGCCAATCCCTGTCGATCTGCCCAATGCAGTTGTTGAAGGTGATGGTTTGACAAAACAAGGAGAAACAATGGAAAACAATTATTCTAAAGATATCGAGGACATCAAGGTTCGCCTGGCGGCCATTGAAGATTCGATGAAACCCAAAAACGAAAAGATGGCCGAAGCGCCTGTGGATGAGCAAGCTGTTGTCGAAGACAAAGCAGTTGCAGAGGGTGCAAAAGCTGAAGGTGAATCTGTTGAAGAGGAAAAGCAAGAGGAGGCAATGAGTGAAGTGGTTAAGAAGGTTCTGACCCAGTTCGGCATTAAGCCCATTCCTGTATCCCCTTCTGTTGAGGTTGCTCTTGAAAAGAAAGAGGAACCAAAGAACTTTGAAGGACTTGTTTCTGCTCATGCAGAATATAAGACTTCGAAGCTGAAGGCCATGAAGGCCGTCATGCTTTCCAACCCCCAAGAATATGCTGAGGCTCTTAGCCGTGGCATTAAGAACATCTAACAAAAGGATAAATAGAAATGAGTACACAAATTGATAATGGGTATCGGACTTTCTCAACATCGTCCGCTATCTCGGCTTTTCGCATGGTACAGCCTTCTACGATCACTGCTGGTGGCATTGATGTGGCTGTCACTGGTGCAAGTAAAGCCATTGGTTCAACCCTTGAGGATGTAGCGGCTAACGGTTATGTGACCGTAAAGCTCTTCCATCCTACTTTCTTCGCAACCGTGAGTGGCGTGGCCGCTGTGGGTGATGTGATGAAATTCGATGCCGCTGGCCAGGTTACGACCTTGGCGGCAAACACTATAACTGCTGGAATTGCATTGGAAGCCGCTACTGCGACTTCTGCTGTGATTGAAATTGCAGTGCCAATGTTCTAACCCATAACAAAGAAAGAATAATAATAAAATGAGTTTTATTTCTGGTGGCACAACCATTCGGGCCGATATCAACCAGGCGTTGATCGAGGCTCCTAACACCGAGACTGGCTTGATTGGAGCAGAGGTTCTTCCTTTGCTTCCTGTCTCTGCCAAGAGCGGACAATATCTCAAAGTTCAGCTTGCACAAGCTGACCTGTTGAACAATGATTCTAAACCCCGTATAGCCTCTTCTGACTACGCCCGTGCTGTTCGTGCGTTTGGGACTGACACCTACGACACGATTGAGTATGGCCTCGAAGAGTTAATTGATGATGGTTTTCGCGCAGATGCTGACAGGTTTTTTGATCTCGAAGCATCTTCTGCCCGCTTCCTACTCCGCCAAATCAAACTTGGCCATGAGAAGCGTGTAAGCGACCTTCTGTTTGCTACCACAACCCCATTCACAACTGCTGACCAGAGTGCAATCTCTTCCTACACCAATGCGAATCTTTCCAACATTGATGTGGCTGGTGACATTGCTGGTGCTCGTACTGAGTTGAACAAACTTGGTTATGAAGCCAACACGATCATCATGTCTGCCCCTGTGTTTGAGCGTATTCGCCGCACAACCAAACTCCAGAACCAGTTCTTTGGTGTTGTTTCTGACACCAAGGGCCGTCTCCTGGTTGAAGCTGAAATCGCCGCCGCCCTTGGGGTTGAGCGGGTTTTAGTTGGTAGGGCCGCAATTAACTCTGCTAACAAGAACAAGACCTACTCTGGTGGATTCATTGTTCCCAATACGCAGATCATTGTTGCCAATGTGCAGAGTGGTCAGTTCACTGCTGGTGGAATTGGTCGTACCCTGGTGTGGTCGGCTGATGCCCCTGGTGGTTTTGTTTCTGAAAGCTATCGTGATGAAGCCCGCCGTAGCAACGTTCTCCGTGTTCGCATGAACACCAGTGAGAAACTGATTGATGCTAACGCGGCCGTCCGCATCACCACAAGCTTCGCCTAAAGACTGCTGTTGGTGTGTTCCTTGTAGGGGCTGGAGGGATAAAACCTTCCAGCCCCTACTTTTTTGACAACACCATAACCATATTATGGCAGACCCAACAACATCATCTGTTTATTACGATCAACTTTCCCATGCCGCTAGACCAGGAACTAGATATGTAACTACAACTGGAACAGCCATTA